ACGCTGGCCTTGGTAGGCTTTGCCAGCATCACCGGATCACCGGAAGGGACCAGGACCACCTTGGTCATCTGGCAACCGAGGCAGTCCAGCAATGCGATCAGCCAGATCGTTCTTGAGAGCCTCGGGAGCTTTTCCATGTTGGATGTCGGTGGGTGGGGTCTCGCGGAACCAGTCGAGCAGGGCCTTGAGGATCTGGTAGATCCAGTTCACTCGGCCTTCTTCTCGGCGTCCTTGGCCATGATCAAACCAAAGCCGGCGGTCACCGCGGCGATGGTCGTGGTGATGTCCAGATGGGTGGTCGGGTCACCGTCGAACAGGGCCTTGAGAGCGCCGCCAACAGCGACCAGGATGGCACCGATGCCGGCCAATGTGGTCTTGGTGTTTTTCATTTGGATCGGAATAAGCGGTAAGCCCCGTAAATGGCGCACAGTAAGCCAATCACGGCGGTGACGAGTCGAACGATGTCGGTGAGCCAGGGGATGAACGAAACAGCGGTTGCCGCTGCTGCTCCACCCATGGAAGCGATCATCTGATTTGTGTCACCGCCGTGATTGGATGCGTCCATTTAGGTGGGATTTGATGGGTTTTTCGCAGCTTCTTCTAGGATATCCACCAAGGGGAGGCCGACGCGCATATTGTTCACGTCGCCGGCCTTCATACCAATCACCAAGAGCTGGTGGAGCAGTTGGAGTTGTTGCAGTGTGAGTTCGATCTTGATCATGCGGCAGGAGCTTCGACAACGGGAGCTTCAGGCGCAACAACCTTCTCCACCTCAGGAGCAGGCGGCACCGGAGCCGCCCACGGCAGCGGCGGAGCGATGATCGGAGGGTTGATCTGGTTCTCGATCTGCGCGGAGACGTTCGCCTCAATCGCACTCTTATCGACGCCATTGGCATAACACCAGCCGAGAACCTGATCCTGCGTGAGGTCAGGATACGGCGTGAACGAACCGGTCGGCGGAGCGAACGACGCGCTGCCGTAGCAAGTGCCGCTGTAGGTGCCATCGGTGCCGTTGCATCGCCAATCGGCGGTAATCACAACGTCCGTGAGTGAGCCTTCGGTCGGCTTAACGAGAAGGCGTTCGATGATCCAAGAGAGGGTAATCATGGTGGTATGGGTTAGGCGAGTTTGGCTTCCAGAGCTTGAACTTTAGCAGCGAGTTCTTTGATGGCAGACACAAGTCGAGCTTCGGTCTTGCTCCATCCGGTGACGGTCAGGAATCCGTTCTGCTCTCCAACAGCATCGGAATAAACCTCTTGCATCTCCTGAGCAACGAAACCGATCTGATGACCGGAACCGTCCTTGTAATCGAACTCGACGGGACGCAGCGACAGGATGTTGGCCAACTGAGAAGGAAGACTGACAATGTTCTCCTTCAACCGAGAGTCGGAATAGCTTCCAAAAGCAGCTTGGCTAGCTCCATTGGCGTTGATCTGACCAGAGCCAGCCGTTTGACTGTTGATTGTAAATTGAAGGAAAACTTGAGAAGTGGTGCTAGTGTTATCCTTCTTATCAAGCGTGAGTGCAGGAAGGCTTTCAGAGCTTGCAACATTTTTGTAAATGCGACAAGTGCCAGCAGACAAACTAGTGTCATTAACAGTAAGTCTTCCCTGACTAGTCGTCGTCCCCACCAACAACTCACCACTCGCCGTGAGCGTCATCGCTTGGGTGAAGGTGGCAGTATTTCCAGCGGTGCCGCTAGGAGCAATGAACCAGCGATGCTGACCAACGTTTTGCCGATAATAAGTGGCGTAATCGCTGGTTTTGTAGACAAACGCACTTCCGTTGTCATACACGTTTGCTCCAACGAGAAGACTAGATCCGGTTGTTTCGCCATAGATAAAGCATCCATTAGGAAACTCTATCGCTTTGCAAACAGCACCCCACGCACTCGGCGTAACGCCTATGCCCACGTTGCCGGAAGCGTCGATCCTAGCGCGTTCCGTATTGTTGGTGTAGAACGTCATCGGCACGTTCGTGATTCCACCAAGACGATTCTCAAGACCATTTCCAAACAGACGGAACTGACTGACAGAATTGGACATCAAATCCAATATGCCAGCATCCGTCGCGTTTACGGCGAGAGTTCTAAATGTCGCACCGTAATTAGCGGGGCTGGCACCAATCCCCAGCCCCGTTGAGTTCAGGCGCATTTGCTCGGTGTTATTAACACCAAACACAAGCGCGGCGTTGTAAAAGTTGTTGATGAAGATTTCGTCATTGCTGACGTTGCCCTGAATCAACAACCCATTCGTGTTTCCGGTTGCAGTACGAAGACGCAACAGCGTTTGCTGACCAGCAACACCAGAACCACAAAGATCGGCAACGCTTCCACTCGTTCCAAGAACTTGAAGAGTGTAGCTAGGACTCGCCGTCCCAATACCCACCCGATTGTTCGTCGAATCAACCTTCAGCGTACTCGTATCCACCGTCAGATCGCCGGTGATGGTGGCGCTGGCGAGGGTGGCGGTGCCGCCGGCTCCCAGGATCTGGTTCACGGTCACCTTCTTCGTGGTGCCGCTCGCCGCCATTGATGTGTCGGTAAGATCGACCATCGGGATGGGGAAGGTTGCTGGGATGATCGGATTGGCTCCGATCGCCGTCAGGGCTGTGATTTTCGTATCTGGCATATCAGTTAACTGTTAGAATGAATCTTCCGGGGCTCGACACCGACTCGGTCACCGGCGCACTCACGCCGTCTTCCAAGAGGATAATGTCGTAGGTTCCCAAACTCAGAACTATCTTGCTCGTCCCATCCTCCAGAAGGACGAAGAAATCATCCTCCTGCAAAAGATCCCGGCGCAAGATCGGCGGATCGATCGGGGTGACATTCCCACCGGATCCGCTGGACGTTAATCTTGTTCCGAGAGCGAGTGTCACGGCTTAAGAGTTGATCACTCCATTGAAAGCGACCACCTGACCACTCGAAATCTGGAAGCTGTCGATCGGCCCAGGAAGCGTGATGCCAGCGGGGATAGTGGCCGACGACCAACTGCCGCTGATGTTCTTGCCGGTGATCGAGGTGAAGGTAGTCGGAGCAATCGTGGTGACCGCAACGAATGGGCCAGTGGTCAACGTGGTAACGAGGACGAGCTGGAACCCGCCGTTGCCCATCGAATACTCAGTGGCCAGATTTGAATTTGCGCTCATATATCCCAGATCTTGCGAATTTGATTCTTGCTGAAAGTGCTTTCAAAGCGGGAGCCCTGCCGGTCTTCCATCCGGCTGAATCCCTTCTTCACATGGTCCTTGAGTTCGGCCTCGCGGGCAAAACCGGTGACCCCGAAGCGGGCCACCGGCTGTCTGCTCCAACGCTTGCCATCAAGGACAATGGAATCAGTACCCATCGGAGCGATATGCTCGATGGACTTGCCATTGCTCTCGAAGGTGTAGATCGGCATATCAGGATTCCATCTCGCTATCGTACTCGGCGACCATGTCGCGCATACCCTTTTCGTCCATGGGGCCTTCCTTATCCATACCCTTGTCGCCCTTGGACTCGTACTCAGCGGGCATACCGTTCACACTGCGGATCTCGACATAAGCCTCGCCGTTTTCGAGCTTCTTGAGAACACCGCGAACTTCCTCTAGGACAACTTCATCACCAACTTCGGGCATGGCTTGTTGGCCATCCTCCATGTCGGTGGAAAGAGCCTCGACCGGAATAGAAATCATGGGCGCATTGTTGTCAGCCTCCTCACATCCGCAAGCGGAATGAGAAGGGGCACCACCGATTGCTCGATGATGCCCCTTTGGGCTGACGGCAATCACCATGATGGTGGCCGTCTTGGATCGCATATTACAGCGTGGTCGAGGTCTTAGTACGATGCACCAAGTACCAAGTCGGATTGGCAGTAGAGCCAGTATTACCAGCGGCCAAACGCAGAGCGGCGAAGTACAGCTTCACACCAACGGTGACGAGCTGGTTCAACGGATCGCTCTTGTCGGGAGTATCAGTGATAACGATCTTCGGAGACAACGGATCATCACCGGTCAGAGCAGGGATACCGAACGACTCGTTACCGAAGAAGAACGAAGCGATGATGTCCTTGCTGACAGCCAGACCGCCACCCGCGGCAGTAGCTTGATAGATGAACTCATCGGCAGCGGTACCGGAGCCGGTGCTGACAAACGAGTTGGTCTGTTGGACAACGCGGCAACCGTAGATGGAACCCACTTCGCCCTTGTAGAACGGGGTACCCTTGTTGCCGTAGTTGGAGGCGTTCAACCAGTCGGCATCGCGCATCAAGTCACGAGCAACGCGGGGGTCGGTCGCCAGGACGTACCCACCGTTGATCATCGGAGCGCGGTTGCGCTTCAGACGGGTCATGGAATCGAGGACAGCGGACGCCGTCATCGTGGTGTTGGCAGCGGTGGTATCGCTGTTCAGCGCAGAGAAGCTCTGCGTGGTCAGCGTGGCGGGGTTGCCGTACACCTTCACGCCGCCAGAGCTGGCGACGACGTTCACGGCGTCCGAGTTATCGAACGTACCACCACCTTCGGCGGCGGAACCGATGGACGAACCGCTGGCCGTGAGGTTGGAGCCGATCAGGGTGTTACGAATCACCGAGTCAACCCACAGAGCCATATCCAGACCGCTGGTCTTGGTGGCCTGCTGGAGGGAGTTGAACAGGTCGGTGGCGCGGAGGATGTCGGTCAAACCGATCACCTGACCGTACTGAGCGAGCGACTTGCTCAGGCTGTTGAGGGCCAGAGCGCGATAGTTCGCGGAGCTGATGGCAGCACCCTCGGAAGCGATGGTCTGAACGCTGCTGATGCTCGGGGCTCCGAAACGGAACATCGAGATCGCCTTGTTACCATTGTTCTTGGGGATCGGGGCCTTCATCGAGAACTGATCAAGAATCGTCTCCTGCTGGACGATCGAGAGCAGCTCCTTGCTGAAGTAGTTCTGGAACTGACTGGTTAGCGTAGTAGAGGTTGTAACTGGCATATTTGAGTTGTGGTTGTGCTATCAGTTGCCTTCCCGGTCGAACTCCCTCGACGCTCGCATGAGCGCATCCCTTTGCTCCTTCATGGATAGACGGGAGAAATCCTTCTCCTCGGTCTTGAGTTGTCCTGCCGGAACGCTTTTCCCAATAGCGGTCTTCTGCTGGAGCTTGTTGAGCTGTTCTTTCAGAGCCTTATTCTCGGACTCAAGCGACTGAGATCGACCCGCAGTATCTTGGAGCTTCATCAGTTCAACCGCATGGACAAGTCCATCGGGCATCGCAGTGAGGAACGGAACCCGCTGCAACAACTCAACCGTGCGCTTGTACTCAGGACTGGACTGATCCTTGAGCCAGACTTCCTTCTCAGAGAGTCGGCCATAGTTCTCAGCCCATGACTTGTTAAAACGCTCCTGCTGAACCTGCTGCTGCTTGGCACCCGCCGCTTTACGGACTCCATCAGCCTTGGCTCGCGCTGCCTTGGCCAACTGGGTATCACCATCCGCATCGAACTCCTTGGCCGCAGCCTCGTAGTCCTCCGCAGTGTATCCCTTGTCGTCCCGAAACGAGTTGGATTCGGCAGCACTGGATTGCTCCCGCTGCTTGCTCCACTCTTCCCGCTCACGCTTCACCGCCTCGCGCTCGGCCTTGATAGCCTCCTTCTCGGCGTTGATCTGCTCCCAAGACTTAGCCTTACGCTGTTGCTCCTGGGCGAATTTGCTCTTCTGATCCTTCGGCTTCTCCTCCTTCTGCTTGGCCTTGGATTCCGACTCTGATTTCGCGCTGACGCTCTCCTCGCCACCATCGGTCTCTTTGCTGGCGGTCACCTCATTTGAGGATTCCTGCTCAACCGAAGCTGACTCGTTTGTATTTTGAGTCTGCTCCGCTGGCTGGCTGTCGATATCGACACCGGCATCGTGATCTCTGGCCAATGCGAGCATCGCATCCGCGCTCATGTTTTCATCTGACATATTGTGCTTATACTCGTTTGCTGGCCCGCACAGACGCAGCAACCGCAACTTTGATCCTATGTGTTCGTGGCAGAATCCGGATCATCTTCCTGCCCCGTAATTGATTCTCGGTCGGCCATCATCTCGATGACCTTCACAAGACTGGCCTGACCCATTGCAAAGCCTGAGGAATATTGCAAATGGTTTCGGTCTGTTATAGCAGAAGCGTTCTGCATCAGAACCGTGTTCAGGAGAGCGTCCTTGAACTTCTTCCCGGTATCGCTCTTGAAAAAGCTATTGAGCGCGGTGGCGTCCTCGCGTGTCCACGGGAGCGGATCCACCCAACGCTGGTGCCGTGCGAACGTCCACGCGGCTCGGAGCTTGGCGAAGGTGCTGATCATTTCGCAGCCTTCTTACGACCCGCCGCCTGACGACGCATGAACTCTGCGGCCCCGAGCTTCTTGCGCCCGATGTATGCCGCGAGAGCCCTCGGATCATCCGCGCCCTCCTTCTTGAGTTGCGTTGCCAGTTTGCTGAACTTCGATTTCTTCTTCATAAATTACCAAGCTTTGCAGGAGTGATACCTCGGCGTCGTCTTATCGGTCGCTGTATCGCAATTCATCCGCGCACGGAAGCTCTTCCGACGCTCCGGATCGTCCTTCTTGATTTCCATCTTCGGATCCCCGAAGCGAACCTTGATCACAGTCCCCTTGGGGTTGCGAACATAAACCGCCCGCTTCTTCGCTTCGCCCGGAGTGTAGAACGGCTTGTTGAGCGTGACCTTCTTTCCCTGGTACTCGGCCATATCAGGACTGGAATAGGGGTGATTCTTGGATGTCCTTCATGTTCTCGGGCTTGCGAACCTTCTGAACCCGGATTCTGGGCGCAACACCCTCCTCAAGCTGCTCCAAATTGGTAGCTACATGGGGAGTAGGGGCCGGAATCGCTGCTGGAACCGGCGGAGGCTGCACAACAATGGTAGTCATAGCGTGAAATTCACCGCACCAATCAAATTCCAGCACAGTAGGCCAACAAGTGGGTCTACTGGTTGGCGGGAACCTCCGACAAGTGCTGTCAGAGGCCCGATATCGGCAATCTTTGCAGGTCATTTGTGTTCTTAAACAGGAGCTTGGGCCATCTCAGGCGGCGGAACCGGAATCTGGGCCTGCTGCTGCGCCAGTAAACCGCTTCCTTCCAAGAATTTCTGGATCTCCTTCCGCAGTTTCCTCGCCTCGTTCGTCGCCACCTGCTCGTAGAACTGCAACAGGCTGTCCAGACGCATCATAAACGCATTCTGGGCCGCCGGACTGAACTGCTGACCCTGCTGGATCGCTCCATTGAGGTACTGCATCATCACCCCGATACGGCCCGCGTAGTTCTGACCCGGTTTCGCCGGCACCGGGATACCTACCAAGAGCGTCGGGATCGTCTTCGTCTCGTCCTCCAGCTCGTCCTGAGCCTTCTGGCCAGGATCCCGCAGCAATCGCTTCACCAGGGACGGGTCATCCAGCTCCATGATGCTCTTGTCCAGCTCCACCTGATCCACCCAGGGCGAGTTCATGAACAACTGCTTACGATTAATGGCCTGCTGCACCATCATCTGCCGGCTCACCATGTCCATTCCACCCTTCGGCTCCAGCTCGTACTGGTCGTGCAGAGCGACAGGGTCCGCCTCCAGCGAATCCTCAGCGAACCGGTACCGCAGACTCTTGCTATCGTACTGCACATACAGGCTCCACGCCTGCCGGTACAGCTTGCCAAGAGCCATGCGGAACAACCGCGCCCGGAGATCACCGCTCTGCATGGCCTGCGCGTTGATGCTCTGGATCTCAGTCGCCGTGCGCCGGTCGCTGCCACCACTCATCACGCTCCCCATCGCGTAGTCCGGACTCCCGATCCGGTTCTCCGCAACGGCCCGCGTCTGGTTCAACTCCTGATCGAAGCTCACCGGCGGCTGCGGCATCTGAACCGGAGCGACCCCGTATGGGAGAATCTGCCCCGGCTGGAACCGCAGGTTGATACTGTTGGGCAACTCCCGCTCCGCACGGAACAGCGGGCGGTTGTAAAGCGTCATCGCATCATGCTTATGGTTCCACATCGAGGTCATGCTCAGCTCGAACGGAGCCAGGATCTCGCACACGCCTCTGGGGCTGAACCAACCCTTGTCCTTGATCTCATACGGGAAGTCCACGAACGGACATTGTCCATGGTCATAGGGCAGTTCCATGGGATCCCGCAGGTCCAGATCCACCGCCGCGGGGCTATAGAGATAAACCTCCCACACCCCGTCATCCCGCTTCCGATAAACCTCCCACACGATCACGCCATCGGTGTTCGTGGTATAGGTGATACCCTCTCTCAACTGCTTCGCATCATTCTCGGACGCCGCACCCGGAATGTTATCATCCTCCTGCGGGTTGCCCCGGATCTTCTCGATCGTCTTGTTATCCGACTTCCAACCGAACTGCCCAGCCATCCGCTTGTACGCATTGACGCTCATCGGCATCACATGCACCAGCCAGTCCGCATCCTGCAAATCGGTCGTATACGCCGGCACCACGATATACATCGGGTCCACCGCCTCGAACCCCACCCGCTTGTCACCCGGATTCCAGAAGCACTTCATCACCCCGCGCCCGCTCATCAGGGTGTAATCGACCCAGCTCAGGACCTCATCCACGAAGTTGGTCTTATCCCGAATCTTGTAATTGAACCAGTCCTCAGCCACCCGCGTGTACGCATTCAACTGCTGGCGCATCGGAACAAAGCTGGCCACTACATCCATGCCCAGTGCCTGCTGGAGGAATAGCGGCTTGAGCTTCTCGATCGCGGTATCGATGAGCGGCCAATGCAGATCCGCGGCCTTGGGCCAGGGCTTATTGGTCCGGCGCAAACCGTGATGGCGCAACTCATACCACCTCGTCTGCCGCAGCTCCCACGGACTACGTTGGCCAACAGCCTCGACTATCTGGCCCTGTAACGAGTTCCGCTGTTTGTCGTTCATCATAAAAATCCGGCCGCGGTCGGGGAGCGGGGCCGCGGGACGCGCGAGCGC